TCAATAGACAGTGGTTCATTGGACTGTTCCACAGAACATAACCCTTTCACATTCGAAGTTGTAATAACAACTTTTGGTTCTTTGGTTACTTTGCCTTTCAATTCAGCCTCAGCCATATTACCATACGCTCTAATATTATTAATCACTTCAATTAATCGAGAACATGGAGCACCATCAACCAATTCAGTTTTAGTGTTACACATATCATCAAAAAATATACCTGTGACATAAGATTTTAGCGTAGAATCATATTTATCATATTCGTTATTAGTACAGATATACTCATCCTCTGCAGGAAAGCCATTCTGTAATAAAGAACAAACCATCATAATATTGGCAACACTCGATTTTCCAACACCAGATGCTCCGAAAATTAATCCGGACCATGGTGCAATTCTTAATCCGCCTTTAGTGCGGATACGATCGAATTCTGTCTTCTCCTTATGGAGTTTCTCCAGCTTAGCAGCTAACATCTTTTCTGCTATACCTCCTTTTTGAGATCGCTTCATCTCAGCAAGTTTCTCAATCGTTCGTTCTTGTAACTGTATAAACTCGTTATCAGTCATGCCTTCTTCGGCATCGGCTAAATTTCCAGTTTTTGCATACTGATACAAACGTTCACAACGAATAGCTTGCTGTTCCAGAGTATTCATTTCAAGATCACCATATAACATAGGTTTTATGGATCCTGTCCGAAAACACTCAATTCCTCCTTCAACAAATGATACAACAGTAGTCAAAATTGCGTCAACAAGATCTAAGGCACTTGTTTGTCTAGCCTTAGCATGTTGTGAAAACAATTTCACACCACCAATTGAAAAATCAACTTGTGAGGAATTACACATTCCTAAACCTACTACAATAGATAATATATTTTGTAAGTTTGTAAAATGCTGGTTATCAATGACCAGCTTCCAATTCGTGCGCGCTGCGCGCAACAAATCAAGCCAGTCAACACTTTCGCCTGCTTGACAACTCCAAGAATTCTCTACCAAAATTTTCTTTACTTGTGATGCTACTGATTCATTAGTTGCAGCACGAGCGTAAGACATAATAGCACACACAGCTGATGCCACATTAGTGGCAGTCAATAAGCTAGTTGCTAAAATACATCCTCCCTCAACTTGGTAATAAAATTCCTTGGGGATAGGGATGGACTTAACTCTTTCCATCTTTTCCAACAAATCCGCTACGGATCCTGATACTTCTTTAAACACTTGCGGACTGTAATTTTTATTACCGACCTTAAGTGCTTCTTCAAATTCAATATCAAAACTTTGTTTCCAAAGTTTATAACTATTTGAATTTACATTTTCTTCTACAGATACATTAATGTAATCAATAGGTTGTTCAACGTTATCCTCTTTCGCGTGGTATGCGTTCTCTGATTCTGAATTTCCAGAGAAAGAATCTTGCATTGAGAGTGAGCTAATAGACTCACAATGTACAAGAGAAATGTCAAATGAGACGGCATTGACACCGGATTCCCTACTTTCCGCAGATTTCGGTTCACTTATGATTGATTTCATAGGTAAAATAGCGTGGTTCGAAAACATTTCAAGTACACGACTTTTCTTTGAGTACAAATTTCGAGTTTTAAAGTAAAACTCAGCGCTAATGTGTAACGCAAAAACTAGCCTTAATTAGGTATAGTTCTATCCGACTTTTAACGTGTTCGGATTGATCAGTAATGACACGGTATTGAAATATTTCTAAACACAGAAATATTGTCTTGTCCCTAGGATAAAAATCCTAGGACATGGACTCCAAAATAACTTCAACCGAACTGAAGTTACTGAAATACCATCGTTTAGGATATTTACACAATACAAATTTTTAATTTCTAAGATTATAGTCATTATAAGACTGTAAATGATTAGAGCGGATTTTTCTAATCCACAAAAACATATATACATAAAAGGGGTTCGATCAGTTAAATAAGCTAGATCGAGATCACTTATTTATTCAGGGATAAACTGTTTGATAGAAGTCATAT